TATAACCAATTGCTACACCATAAGTACCTGTCGTGTTTGCATCTAAAGCAATTGCACCCACGGCTACGTTACGTTCGCCTGTGGTGTTAACTAATAAAGCACTAAAGCCAACTGCTGTATTGTTGGCCGCTGTCGTGTTAGCCCCTAAAGCCTGCTTGCCTACAGCTGTATTGTTAGCTCCTGTAGTGTTATCTGCTAACGCATAATCACCAATAGCAGTATTCTCAGAAGCTGTAGTATTAGCACCTAAAGAAAAATTACCAACAGCTATATTGTAACTTCCAGTCGTATTGGCATCTAGCGATGCAGCACCAACTGAAACATTTCTTGTGCCTGTGGTGTTTGATAATAAAGCTGTGTGACCCACTGCGGTATTGTTAGCGCCTGTGGTTGTAACCTCCATGCTTTGAAATCCAACAGCAGTGTTATTACTTGCAGTTGTATTAGCCCCTAAAGAACTTGTACCTAAAGCAGTATTTTGAGCGCCTGTTGTAATTGCATCTCCTGCAAGCCCACCGATTAAAGTGTTAAATATGCCTGTGGTTATCGCAGATCCTGTGTTATGACCTATTCCTATGTTATACATATCTGCGGCACTGGCAGGATTTGTAGCGTATAAAGCATTAGCTCCTATTGCTATATTCCTACTACCTAAAATACTTGTTGTTAATGCGTCATGCCCTATTGCAACATTATATTGTGCGGTAGTTAAAGCATCTCCAGACCTCATCCCTACAAGAGTATTGCTGTCACCCGTAGTAATCGCAGTACCTGCTTCATCACCTACAACCACATTATAATTACCACCGCTTGCAATGCTGTTACCTGCGTTGACACCTGCGCGGAAGTTACTTGTTCCTGCGGTATTTGTAACAAGGTCTGCGCCTGTGCCTATTTGGACATTATCATTACCGCCATCAACAAACAGAGCGTCCGTCACACCATTTGTTTCAACGCGGAAGTCTAGGTCTTGTGAATCTTCATTAAAAATTGTTGCTGCCGGGGTAACATCCATCCTATTTCTTAAAGTACCAGCTACCATAGAGCTAAGACGTATGACTCCGTCTTCTGTACCATCAGAAGCATCATCTATAAATCCAGCTAAACTACCGTAAATAACATCTTGAGAGTTATCGTTTCTGCCCTCATATTGTATGTCTCCTAGAGCATCATTATTAGCGGCTGAACCAGAGTTTCTATATAGTCTTAAATTAGGGCCGACATTAGCATCTGCGTCTGTAGAGATAAGTGAAAGCGTGTCTAGGTTATCTGCTGTGGTAAATGTTGCCGCCCCTGCTACGGCAAGAGTTGTTGCGGGATCATTAGTACCAACCCCAAACCGATCATTTCCAGCATCAACATACAGCATGTTGGCATTGCCAGTAGACTCCACCCGCAAGTCCATATCCGCGCCTGACTGGTTGAAAACGATAGATCCATCAAAAGCTGCATGTTCCACATTTCCTGCAACAATTCTTATATCATTTGCACCCGCAAATTTTAGATGAGTATCAGTATCTCCAGTATGAGTTAATTTTTCTGGAATAAAGACTTCACCAGCAACAGTCAGCGTACTAGCCATATCCACAGCGCCGTCAATATCTACAACATCAAGATTAGTTGTGCCGTCTACGTCTAGGTCGCCATTGAAATCTACATTACCTGCGACAGCAAGCGTTGTAGCCATATCAACTGCGCCATCAATGTCAACAATGTCTAGGTTTGAGGTGCCGTCTACATCTATGTCGCCACTGATATCTAACGAAGCCCCTGTTAAAACACCCGCAACAGCCAGCGTACTAGCCATATCAACTGCGCCATCAATGTCAACGACATCAAGGTTAGTTGTTCCGTCTACGTCTAGGTCGCCATTAAAATCTACATTACCTGCAACAGCTAAAGTTGTAGCCATATCCACGGCACCATCAATGTCTACAACGTCAAGATTAGTTGTTCCGTCTACATCTATGTCTCCTGATATATCTAACGAAGCTCCTGTCAGAACTCCTGCAACCACCAAAGTGCTTGCCATATCCACAGCGCCGTCAATGTCAACGACATCAAGGTTGGTTGTTCCATCAACATCTAGATCACCGTTAAAGTCTACATTGCCTGCAACAGCTAAGGTTGTAGCCAGGTCAACAGCGCCATCAATATCTACCACGTCAAGATTAGTCGTTCCGTCAACGTCTAAGTCACCATTGAAATCTACGTTACCTGCAACAGCAAGCGTTGTAGCCATATCTACAGCACCATCAATGTCAACAATGTCTAGGTTTGCAGTGCCATCAACATCTATGTTGCCGCTAATGTCCAGACTAGCCGCGATGATCTCACCGCTGGCGTTAATTGCACCATTGATATCTATTGTGGTTGCAGCAAGCTGTATCTCGCTGTCAGCTACGATATCGAGCTGACCATCAACCGAGGAATTAATGTAAATCGCAGCATCTCGGAATTGGACCTTGTCAGTTGTGGTTGTAGCAATGTCTGTCCCGCCAGTAGTGTTACCAATGGCTAAGATTTCAGCCAGGGTATCCGCTGTGTCTACTTGAGCATCCACATAGGCTTTGATGGATTCTGATGATGAAAGTGTAGTCGCACTAGCACCTGACATCGTGTCAGAGTCTAGCACCGCCGAACCACTGACCCCCGTATTCAATACTACCGAGGTAATCGTCTTGTTGGTCAGCGTGTCTGTTGTAGCTTTACCAACCAGGGTATCCGTTGCTGCTGGCAGTGTAACAGTCACATCTGCCGTTGCCGCCGGACCAATCAGGGTTACCGCATTTGTACCGTTGTCAGTATCCTCTTTGAATAGAATGCTACCTGCCGCACTCGCACTGCCTGAAAGCACCGGAGCCGTCAGAATCTTGTTGGTCAACGTTTGAGCGTGGGCCTCAAAAACAAACGTGTCGGCCCCTGTGAGTAGCGGCAGAGTGACGGTCCTGTCTGCTGCCAGGTTAGCAACAGCAAACACATACTGGTGATCTGCAGCACTGTCGTTGATTTGTGGGGTCGTTAAGACCGGACTTGTTAGAGTCTTATTCGTTAACGTCTGAGTCGCAGTCGTTGCGACAGACTCGTACCACGTTCCCAGTGACCCGCCATCGTCGCTGTTCCACCAAAGTCCATTAGACTCAGTGATTACAACCTGACCATACCTGATCTCGCCAGTCGCCGCTGTATCCCTGACCGCGCTGATAACAACTGCTCGATCAGTAGATGGAGCGTTCGAGCTTGACGCTTGCAGCGAATAGAAGCCTGATTTTTTTAGGCTGGTAGCACTCGTATCACTGGCATCGGATATGGATGTATTGCCAGCGTTAGACGCATCAGCATCATTTAAAATCGTCTGTAATTGTGTCGTTGTTTGTGTTATCTGGCCCATGTCATCCTCTTAATATTTGTGCGTCAATTGCCGCGTCAAGAACATCTACTTTGGTATTACTGCTGGTTTCTACGCGTACAATAATCTCTCTGCTTTTCCCGATTGAATTGATATCAATAGTTTTGTTGCCATCCACAGTCATCGTATTGATCGTCGAGAAACTGATTAAGTCTTTTGAGACTTTCAAGGCTACGCTCGAACTTGCAGACGCATCGACATGCAACTTGACCTTATCAATAACCATTTCTGCGCCGCCGACATCCATCACCTCAGAACTAATCAGCGGCAGGTCTTTTCGCCTGGTCATATTTGCGCCATCTTGTTGATAGTTTGAAAAGTCTAGCCTGTAGATTTTTTTGTTTGCAGAATGAGCCGCCAAAACAAGATCATAATGATGAACGATTGAGGTGGTCATAAAGTCTTTTTCAAACCACGTTTGAGATGTAACGTGGTAGCACCATATTTGCCCCTGATCACTAAAGATGAAATCGACAAAGTTCTCTTGATGCAGGGAGTATGCAGAAACTCTTGCAGTCGCAAAGTCTGTTGCTCCGAACGAAGCCCACGCCTCTCCTATCGCGGGAACAAATAACGGTTGGTGATTCTCACCTTGGATCATTCCAGGTCGTCGATTACCGTCAATGAAATAGATAATGCCGTCAATCGAATCTACTGCGTAAGTGCCGCAAATGCCCTGCTGTAGAACTGCTTGCCGATTCAAAGGCGGTCTACCTGTTCCGCTGGTGAACCATATCTCTGTCGTCGTCTCGCCAAATAAATAAAGAAGCTGGTTGAGACTGAAGACTCTCAGGAGATCATCAGGCAACGCTTCTGCCTGGGCAAAGTCTAACGAGGCAATTGTGGTGCCATCGTTTAAAGCTGAAACAACAAAGTACCCGTCCGGTTGTTGATAAATAAACCGGGAGTCGAGAAAGGCAACGGAGCTGGTCGTCAGAAGATCGTCATCAGTCACCACAACTAACCCAGCGGCTACTGTGTAAACGTATACGTCTGGTGTGCCGCCCGTCGTGATTATGAGCTGAGTTGCATCAGCGGCCATCACAACAGGATTCGGAGTATTGCTAATCTCTCCAATGAAAAGGGCATTGCCGCTGGAATCAATCGAATACAATGCGGATCCGGTGACCTGATATAAAAGACCATTCGGCCCGTTAGCAATCAGTCCTCTGTCTGCGCCACCTGGGTTGATTGAAACCTGCACAGCATCTCCATCAGAATCAGTGACGGCTGAAGCGTTAGTGTCTGTCAGTGGTTCGCCCTGAGACTGAAAGCTCGCGAATGTGACATGCCCTGGGAATTGCCGATAGCCTCTAAGCGTATTCGGAAACAGGTTAAGCGTTTGCTGCCGATTAGCATCCAGGCGAGTGCTTTGATAGCTAGACTCAAGCGGCGCCATGACCCTCATAAAGTATTAATGTCTGCTCGCGGGCTTCGACTTGCCCAGCGAAGATCAGAGGTCACAGACAGGTCAAGCGTGATCTCGCTTTCCAGCCTGTTCTTTGTGTCGCTTGCGATCTCGAAAACCACTGGCGCTGGGTCTATACCGAACTCGGCAGACACCTCAACGGCTAGGTTGTAAGCAAGCCCCCTAACTGCACCGTCAGGGATATCTAACGTATCACCGACCGCGCTTGGAGCGGGAATGTTTAACAAGCCATCCTCGCCGTACTCGTTAATGAGGTTCTGTAACGCGATAAACACATCAGCGTTTTTGTTTGAATCATCAGTGCTAAAAGTAACCCCTGACGTTCTTACACGCAGAAGGCTCGTCGCCTGATCAATAATGTTTTGACTGGTCGCCATAATGCACCATTAAAAAAAGGGGCCGAAGCCCCCAGAATTAAAAAGGGGGCCGAAGCCCCCAGGGTTAGCCTAGTTAATACCAATCCGACAAGCCGTTTCAGGTCTGACAGTTTTATACCCGTACAAGATATCAATCCTGCATGGGAACGTGTCAGCACTGATTGAGTAGTCACGAACGATTCTCATAGAGATCCCGTCCATCACCTCTCTGGCAGCAAAGTCGATACCTTCTGGCAACACAAGGTCAGCCGTCGCAAAGACAAAGCTGTTCTTGCTGTACGCCAGATCGTCAGTCCAGTCAGCGCCTGAAGCACCTCCCAGTTTCACGATTGCGGCGTTATTGGCAGGCAGTGCGCTGACGTTCTGAGTACCGGTCGTTGCACTAATCGAAGGACTGATCGACAGCGTAGTCGCAGAGGCGCCTGAGTTCGCAGTGATAACAAAGTTCTGGAGAACTCCAGTATCGGCTTTAGTCTCAGGATGCACTCGATTGACACCCACTATGGTGATCAAGTCACCAATTAGAAACGTGGTCGAACCAGTATCTACAATCAGGCTTGTACCTGTTTGAGATGCACCGTTGACCAAATAACCAGTGGTAGCTGCTGCTGTACCGCAAGTGTGCGTTGGAACAAGCGTGTTTTCATAGTGATCAAAACCCGCGATGCGTCCGAGCATACCTTCCTTGTACTGCTTGGCGATGCTGCCAGAATCTTGGAACAGACCCTTTGTGTCGGCAAGCATGTCAACCACACTTTGAGGATCGTGCATGTAATTCCTGTCGCTGTATGGAGCCAGGCCAAGCGTTAACTGCTTCTGAGCCTCGGTTACATTAGCAAAGGTATTTGCAGATCCTACACCGTTCACAAAGTTGTAGACATCTTTCGTCATTGAAAACGCATCAGATTCGATGTTGGATGCCAGCACAGACATTGCCGGTTCAATGTATCGCTCTTTGAAATTGTCGATGTCCATTGAAAGTTCTTCGGAGCTAAACGTAAAATCGACACCCTTCTGGGTGGCTACGCTTAACGTGACCGAGCTTTCCGTAACGTCCTGGGACGATAGAGCCGCTCCAGTTCGCACAGTAAACTCGTTTGGCAAACGAATCTTGAGATCGTTGCCGATTTTAGCACCTGATTTTGCATACTGGTCATCGTATTGACGGTCAATTGAACCGACGAAATTGAGTTTCTGATGCAAAATAGCCAGGGCTTCTTTGGTTATGACACTTGGTGTCAATAATGAATTAGCCATTTAGTTACCTATTTATTTTGAGTAACCCCGATACTTTCGATATTCATCGGGCGTCATCTTGTCGGGGCTTTTTGAAACCTTCCCGCGAGGTGACACCGTCTTTGAAGGCGTTGGGGCGTTAGTGGTGTTGGCAGACCTTTTTCGCGAGTTAATCGCTAGTGCGGTACTGATCTTTGTTAAATCTTTTGCAGCCTCAATGTCGCCTTTGCGATTGATTGCATTGGCAATTGAGCGGTTGTTTGACAGGTAGTAAGCAACGGCCGGGCCGTTGTCCATATCAACAATTTCCCCTGCCACAAAGTCAGACTGATGGAAATTAGGACTTCCCACCTTCTCCTGAAAATCGGGGTAGTCCACAGAAAAGTCGTTGCTCCTTTCCACGAATGTAGCCGATGCGATCTGGTGTTTGGTATTGTTGAGCTGGGCTATCTGGGCAGCTTGCTGCTGCCCCATTACCTGCTGCACGTTCTGTTGATTTAACTGCGATGTGTATTCGAGAACCGCTTGCTGATGCCTTCCCTCGTCGTAGTCATACTCCTCTAACCTCGGATACTGCGTTGGAACATTCTGAGGTTGTTGGTACTGCGATTGAAGGTAAGCATTTTGCGCCTGCAGCTCCTGCACTTTGCTGTTAGCTTCGTTCTTCTGTCGTGCCAGTTGTGAGATTCTTGCTTGGTAAGAGTTACGCTTTTTCTGCTTTTCCTCTTCCCGCTTTTCGACGGTCTCCTCGTCGGATAGCTCTGCTGCTTCTTGACCACCGTCTGGTGTCTCAATCACTTCAGAGGTTTCGCCTTGTTCAGGCTCTTGAGAATCTACATCGGCATTCTCGATTCCGTTAGGCAATAAATCGCCCTCAGCGTTAGCTGCATCAGTTTCCATATGAGTTTCGTCTCCACGAATTTTTACCTTGCTTTGAAGGGCAGCAAGTAGGCCCGCGCTTTACGGTGCGCTAAACCGGATGTTCTTTTTAATCAATAAAACTAGAGTTGTTAGTTAGCCACGCGCTGACAACAACCCCTTCAGCCTGTTCATCAACTCTCCACCGCCCTGCGGAGCGCCACCTGGCTGACCTTGTGCCATTTGTTGTACTCGATCCATGCGCCCAGGCATTGCTTGTCCTGGCATACCTTGCGGTGCTGCCTGACGCTGCTGCTGCGGTTCACGGTACGGAATGAACGTCTGCAATCCCGTCTTGGGGTCTATGACCACCTGGTATTTTGCGCCATCCTTGCCCGTCACCAACTGGCGACTGTTGGGCATCTGAGGCATTCCCGTCTGCGGTGTAGAGTTAGGCAACGCCATGTTCGGCCGCTGACCCATCTGGTTGACCAGGGCTTGCGCTCCACCAGTGCCAGTGCCAGGAGTCTCACGGCGTGACATAAGCATGTCTTCAACCGGTGGTCTTGTTTGCATGTTCATTTGTCATAACCGCCTTTTTTGGGTTTTGATTTCTTTACAACTTTGGCTTTGTTAGCCGCCGCTTTCCCTGCTGGGGTGTAAGGGTATTTCTTTCCATCGACGATTGGCATATCAATTCCTATTTGTCGTATTTAGATTTTTGGGATCGAACCGGTTGTTTTAAATCTTTCGCATGAAACAACGGCGCACTGTTTTTGCTGTGTGTTTTGCCGCTGTGCAACGTGCCGTCAGCCATCTTGTGAGAACTTCCAGTGTGCAACGAACCGTTACGCTTGTAATGTTTAACACCTTTCATAGGTCACTTGCCTTATACAATTGGTAAGCCGACTGACTGTCTCAGCCGCATCTGTGCAATTTGTTTTGATTCAAGGTCCGACTGCGCTTCAGCCAGCTTTAACTGCTCGACGGCTGACTTCACTGTGTTCATCATTGCTTTGCTTTCGCGCTCTTTCGCTTCGGCTTGCTCAGTCACAACCTCTGCCTGTTTCAACGCCAGCTCTAATTGTGCTGCCTGGGCTTCAATTTGCTGCTGCTGCTGTATCTGCCCTTGCATCGCTGCCGCTTCTTCTTCGTTAGGCTCAATGATTCCAGACTTAACGCCAGCACTTCTCAGCCTCTTGATGACCTCATCACCACCGACAAGATCAAGGTTTTGGAACAAGACATCCCCGACAAGCTCAGACATCGCTGGATTCTGCGCAATGATGCCCGACAACTGTTCAGCCGTTTCCTGCTTCCGCGTCGTGAATGACGGCCCTGAAGAAACTTTTATGTCATAGTTTCCAACGGTCAAATCCATCGTCTTAACAAACTCTCCGGTGGATCCATCCATCAGTGTTTTATTGACTGCGATGACCTCCTCCCGCTCGTCTTCACCAATGATGCGAATTGTTCGCTCGGTATCATAGACCGAGGGGATCATGTCGATGATCACCCTGCCAGCCAACTCCAGCGAGTCAACCAACTGGTCTTGAAACTCAAAATTCGCCATCTCTCCCTGGAACTGTCTGCCTCTGATCGCTACACCGGACGTTTCATTGCCTGACGCGCCCATGTTGGCATCATAGATACCTGTCGTGGATTTAATATCCTCTGCGGCTATCTGCGCGTCCTGCATCAACCCTGGTGAACCTTGCGCGGGCTGCTCTCGAAAAGGCTTCTGCCCATTATCAAAGTTGAACATCATCACGGGATCATTGCTGACCATCATGTTTTTCCAGCGTGACTCATGTCCTTTGATCATCGCAGGAGTAACAAAGTAAGGCTGTTTGGGCGTTAGTCCGGTAACCTCGACCGCTACGCTTCTCGAGTAGTTGTACAGCCTCTGAGCGTCCTTAGCTTTGCGCACAAGCCCTCTTGTGATATATCGCCCGTTGATGTTGCTGGTCTTGCCGAACATTGGAATGATCGGGATAAACCTGCCAACGCACTCAACCTCTTCAAGCACTTCCATGCCAGTGATTTTGAACCGTTCTAGCTTGCGACCCTGGACCTTTCTGGTCTTGCCCAAGGTAATACCCATCTGGTTCAACTCGTCCCGGACAGGCTCAATTTCTTTTAGGTCTACAACGCGACCGTCTGACAGTTGAACAAGCGTCTGTTCTTCGTTCACTATCCGAAAGTAGTCTGCAACACGCACTGACTCATCACTGACCCAGCTATCGAAGTTGCCCGCGCTATCAAAGTCGCTATCGCTCCCAGATGACTCGGCATCGGGATACATCCTCTCGAACTCTTTGCGCTCCATATCCTCAAACAGAAAACCAAACCTGGCCTCTTGGACATGCTGCGCTTGAATGATCGGGTCAATCAAAACGCTAAACGGGTTCTTGATCTCCCTGATCAGAATGTCCTGATCTAAGCTAACGTCATCAATAAAGTCGTGATCAACTAATACGCAGCCAAAACCGCCTTTAACCGCGAACTTGAACGCCGTCTTGAACGCTTGCAGTCCACGCTGGTCAATCTGTTGTATCAAGCCTTGATAGACCTCTGCCGTGGCCTCGTCGCCCTCCTCGGCCGCCCTGACCTTCACGCTGGGCATGTTAGCCAACTGTCCACCAACTACCCTGTCAACTGAGCTAGAGAGCTTGTCAAACGTCAAGCAAGGTCTGTTATGCCTCGACTCTCTCGCAGAATCCTCCCACTGACCGTCATCATCATCGACAAACTTAACGTCTGATATTGATTGCTCATAGATTTCTGACCAGGAATCGGCAGCAGTTTCAAACCGATCAAGAGCCTCGGTGATAATCTTCGCTTGATCTTTTTTTGATCTTTTTTCCATCACCACTCACTCGCAAATTCTAGGTTGGGACTCACAATGTCATCCTCATATCCTTGGGCAAACATCCTGAAGGCATCCGATCCGTTTGATGCCCAGTTATGTAATGGGACTTTCCTGAACGTCTGATATGAGTCGTCGTATTGATATTGATAGTTAGCCAGAGCGTCTAGCCCGTCAGCGCAGTTATCCTTGTGAAACCAGCAGCTCTTGAGCACATCCCTGACCATCGCAATACCGTCTTCCACTGAGCTGATCCTGGGAACCGTTGTGATCGGATTGACTCCCATCCCTTCCAGAATGTCTCTGCGGCTGCGGTTGTTAGACCCTAGAGTCTTCACCTCAACGTCGTGGGGTAGGTAGTGCGTCCCGTAAACCCAGCCATTTTCGTCAGCCTTGTCTTTGAGGACTTTCGCATAGTGATCTAGATCAACTAAGCGGTGCTCGTAATAATCAATGAACCGGTGTTCCTTCCCAATGTGCTGATGGAACCAAATGGCGGTTGAATCATTGCGTCCCAGGTCCCAGTGCGAATTAACCGGAACAGACTCAACAGGCATCCAGCAAACTCTGCCTTCGTCCCTGGCCGATTTCAATTGCTTCTGGTAGATCGAGCCATCAGCGAACTGCTTTAGCTCGCCCTCGTAAACGTGCGCGTATTCTTCAGGGTTACTGTCCTGCAGAAGCCGCATCTCTTCTGGAAGCGTGGTCTGGCTGAAGTAGGGATTGTCCCTGTAGCTGACCTTCTTCACCATCGCATTCTCAGGAGGATGCTCAACGAAGCGCTGGTAAGCTGAATCACTCTTCAACTCCGGATTAAAGCTAACCCATATCTCTGAACCAGGCTTTCTGATACTTGGGATTAAGGTTCGCCAGGAGTTCTCTGAAACCCTGTTGCCTTCTTCAATCCAACAGTAATCCACGCCTTCTATCGACTTAATCGACTCAATATTCTGCCAGAGGCCAGAGAAAATGATCTGCGTTCCGTTCGTTCCTCTGATCTCATTATTCATCACCTCGTAGAAGTGACCTAGCCCCAGGGCTTGAATCCTGCTTGCCAGGAGCGAGTGGACAGAGTCCTTGATGCTCCTTTGTATCTCTCTGGCGCAGAGGATGCGCTTGGGTTCGTTTCCTGCGCCCAGCAATAGTAACGCTGATGCAAACTGTACCGACTTCCCTGCGCCGCGCCCTCCCCAGTAAACCTTGTATCTATGCGGTTCAAATAGCTCTCGAAACGCAGTGGGTATACTAATCTTCGGGGTCGTCGGTGAACTGGAGTTCGTAAGCCGCGATTTTAGCATTGATTGTAGTGTTCTCTGTTGGCTCGCCCAGGGCCAGCTTTGCCAGTTTTTGAGCGTTTAATGATGCTGTTGAAAGCGACTGTAACTGGCTGGAAGTCATACCCTCCTCACCGCTCCGCTCACTTTCCTGATTGGCTCTTATCTTGTTGCCCACAGTAATGAATATGGCTTTCGCCAGGTTCAGACTAGAACTATCGAGCGCCTTTGATTCTTTAGCAAATTCGTCAATGCGTTGGGCTTCAATTTCTGCTTCAAATTCAGCCTGGAAATTGTCCTTCTGTTCCCGCCAGCCATCCCGTTGCGCCGCCTTATACAGCGTATTGATAGAGACATTGTTCTCTTCAGCCAGCTGCTCAATGGTCTTGGTTCGCCTGAAACCCTCGTCGTTGGCGTCACCAACCACGTA